TTTGGTATAACCATAGTGAGCCAAATGAGATTAAACGTGTAGTTGTCGATAAATTTGGGAACGGTCATGACCGAGAATATAGCTATCCAATATGCTATCACCATAAACAATACGTTAAGTGGTGTCTTCATTTACTGTACGTGCAGAATATTATTTATCCTGGATGTGTTCCCCACAAAATTCTGTTCTGATGGGGATCTTCTCGTAGATGCCAAGATCCACAGACATGTCCCGAAGTTCTATGTAATTTTCCCAAAATTGAGGGGAGTGTTCATACTCCTTGACCGTGCAGTGTGCCAACTCGTGTATGAGAACGTGAAAAATCTCATTGGACTCACCATCAAGACATATAGCAATTTCACCACCCTTATTTGTATTGTATCCAACAGCACCATTCATACGTAGAATACCCGTGATTGGGATAGCTCGTACGATCATAGAATACTTTTCATTGTTCGTCTCGTATAGGTGTTCCCTGAGGATACGGTATTTCTCTTTGACTTCCTTGAGTCTTTGGGGCTCGCGGGTTTCACGGAGTATAAAGAGGTTTATGACTATCAATAGAAAAAATGCTATCATTTGTTATAGACAAAGATAAATTTACTATACAATTCTGAGATTGGGTTCCCACCTAGACCCTCCCACAATTGTAACCTAAACCCCATGTCTTCCAGAGTAGTCACAAGATAATCCTTATAGGCTACAGGCTCTGACTTTGGTCCGTCTGCGTAGTATGGTGTGTCCGTCAAATGTACAAACAATTTTTCACCAAAATCCCCATTCCCGTGCTTTTCCAGTTTAAAAAAGTTCCCCATCTCATCAACTAACGGTGTTCTAAATATGATCTTTTCCGAATCTGGGATGATGCCGATTAGGTGACCACCGGGCTTCGTGCGCTTTTTGATTTCCCTTAGGGAACTCATGAAAAGCGCCTTTGAAGCAAATATATAGTGAAGCGAAAAGTTAAAGCACACCACCTCAAATTTCCTATTTGGACAATTGTGTATGTCACCGTCATAAAAATTCACCCTCATGTGCATATTCTTCGCACGAGACTTGGCCTCCACCAAAGCTGAAGGCTCCGGATCACACATATTTATATTCACCCCACATTTGTGCCATTTTTGAAGATCCCCACCAAAACCACAACCCACATCCAAGATGTGCTGTCCCTTCTGCGCAACAGACTGGATCAACAACCTCTTAGCCTCGTTGTGATTTTTTCGGATCACTTCCATAGTCCATACTTTTATCACCTTTTTAAATCACTTAGGATTGCATTTGCCAATTGTCGTTGCCCAATCTTGAATCGACCAGCGTACATGTAATTTTTCCTAAACTCACAGCCATTGAGAAATTGAAGAATATCATCCAAATCTACTTCCACGTGTGGCACAAGACACAAAAGCTTGCCACCGAAGTACCCAACCGTACCCCCAAATGCAATCTTTTCATCCCTCGTGAGATTTTTCACATATATACACGGGTGACCTTCCTTTTCTTCAATCATTTTGATGTTTCTCGGAGCACCCCACTCGAACCAGTTCGTCTCGTTAAACGTTTTAATTTTTCGATTCATCAGGTGTGTTTTATTTTTCAAAAGGTGTTCATCAATCTGTATCTGACCTGTTGGAAAAGTATCTGCAAAAATGAATTTTTCCACTTTCTCTTCATCTACGAGGATATCCATATTCCCAAAGGGAACTTTATACACTCCATCTTTTCCAGAAACAAGACCAACATACACATTGAACACGTTCGACACGACATCACCATACATAGGTTCATCACTAAATGTCACGATACCATCGATTGTATTGCAAAATTTCAAAGTATCATTTACATCTACCTTCTGTGTGAATACACCCTTTCTGTACCTAAAAACTACCACATCCACACTCGCCGAATCGAACAGTTTCTCGTCGTGTGGGAATAGAAAATGGGTAAATGACCCATGTTCAACCATTTCAGATATGATCGTCGAAGCACTCGTCAATTTAATAAAGTCCGATGGAACGATAAATATCAATTCCCCATCATCATCCAAAAGTTCGTAGCACTTTTTAATGAAATGAAGATATAAATTTCCATTAGACTGCTTAACATATGGTGGATTCCCAATAATAGTCTTAAACTTTTCATCGTGGAATGGGTACTTCATAAAATCACCATATAGGATTTCTTGGTTTTCATTTAAATCCAGACATGGTTTAATTGTTGAATCAATTTCAAAACATTTCATTGGGTATTTGTCGTCACGTTCCTTGAATTTTTTAAGGAGATGCCCAGCCCCAAAGGACGGCTCGAGAAGGGGAGCATCCAGGTGCTCCACATTGTCAAACACATACTGTTGAAGTCCTTCATTAATTGTAAAGAACTGTCCCAGTTCCTTGCTCATTAGTTTTTAAAGTTTCATAAACTTTAAGCGGCTCCGCCCACTTTTTCATGAGCTCGACCATCTTGTATTCCATGAGATCCCGATATTCCTGGTTTGTTCTCTCGACGTGTCCGTTTGGCCATGTAATCTGAAGTCCATTCGATGGATTAACCTTGATGTGTTGTTCTGGAATTTGATCAAAGTTACCAACCCAAACACGTTGTGAATTTTTCGCAACGATGATCAACCCATAGTTTTTCAATTCACGATCGGCGGGTGTATTGATCAAAGTCTTGGCAATCTCTACGTTGTTTGTACATGTCGGGTCACCAAAAACATATTTAACAAAGTGTGCCGACCCAACCAGATTATTCGCTTGGGTGGGTCGATCCTCCACAACTTTGATGTTGATTGGTAAATCACCCATCCAGACATCACCGAGGTCTCGTGATCTCCCTTTTATAAACATACCCGGGTGTCTTTGAATTAGATAGTCGGAGATAATTTCTTCATCCTTCATACTATTTCGCCGACCATCAACATCCCCCAAGTTGAAAGTAAATACGTGAGAAGTTAGAGTCCTCTGTAAGAGTGAATATATAGTCTTCGTGTCACGTGTAAGCCACAGTAACTCTAGATATGTATACTTGGTCATGGTTTTAGAATGTTTCATAGTTTTAAGTAACTTACTTACGAGCTTAAAGTTTTAACACATACTATTTGTATAATGTCTCTTGAAACAGATTACACCACCGTTCCCGGTCAGATCTTCGCATGCCTCTCGATCATTGGCCCCGAGGCTCCCCAAAGGAATGACAAGTTTGGTATCAAGATTCGTGGTGCGTTTGCTACACGCGATGAGGCTGCCAACCACGCCAAGCGTCTTCAGAAGGAGGACCCCACCTTTGACATCTACGTGGTTGATATGTACAAGTGGCTCCTAATTCCCCCAGATCCCACCAAGATTGAGGACGTCCATTACACCAACGAGAAGCTCGAGGAAATCATGTCTGGTTACAAGGAGAACCAGGCACAGGCTGCTCGTATGTTCCAGGAGCGTAAGTCGGCGATGACAGCGGGTACCAATCACTACGTCGCTGGGGATGAAAACTCGAAGTTTTACACCAAGCCCGATGAAGCCCCCATCTCCCACCCAGCAGAGGTTTTGGAGCGTCTCAAGAAGGAAAAGCCAGACGCCCAGATGGAGGATCTCGTCAAGGAGGCTGACACCATCGTCGCCAACGAGATTGAGGAACGACGCAAGCAGCGAGAGGCGGAGGCTGAAGCTTCCACAGACGGAAAGCTCGAGGAGGTTAAGGAGGAGGGTGAGCCAGAGGTTTCATCTGCGTAAATAATATCATCATACAATAAACAAATGATCAAGATTATTGTTACGATAATTTTGGTAAGTGCTTTTTTTATTTTGTTTTATAATCCGACTATTGAATTACAAAACAAAACAGAAACGGAAACTGTTAGTACGAGTGCTGGATTTATAGAGGATACCGACGATGCGTTCATAAATCCCAGATATCCATTTCAACTTATAAAGTTAGATGCCACAGGGAAAATCAAACCCATCTATGGAGATATTGGTACATTTGTGCCATACTCAAGTGTACCTGAGGATCACTGGCTGCATGGTTTTCCCCATGAAAAAGCCTAAAAGGAAGACCGCAAAGGCTATGATCCATGTAGATTTCTCTACATTTTCAAATAAATCAAACTTTTTTTCAGGTGGTTGGGACATCATTGGTGGCTGCATAGGATACTCCATAAAATATGGTTGCTCATCCTGTACAGGTTCTTCATTTTTTTCGTTATTTAAAGGATCCATAGTTGGATTGTACTCGATGGGATTGCCTATATCAGTTTCCATTTTCTAATATAGTCCCTGTTTTTTTTAAGCATCTTCTGACTCACTCTCGTCATCCACGATGAAACCTTTTAGATTTCCATCCTCATCCGCGTCGCTGTCATCATCCAAATCACTTTCATCAGAATAACACTCCTCCTCTGTGTCGATGTCTGAATCAAAATCGGTGTCGTGATCATCTGGTGAGAAATCATCTACAAGATCCTTTTCCGTAGGTTGAAATATTTCTGGTTTCTTCGTCTTTCGTCCTGAGCGTCTGGGAATCATTAGAACATTATAGGCATTACTGTTTAAGTATCTTTATAACATTATGGGTTAAACGGTGTGTTCTGGTCGTATTTTTTTTACATACGGGGCACAACTGCTTAATATCGGTATACTTTTTTATCTCGTACGACATGACAGCATTTTCGTGCATTCCACCAATCATTTCACAGTATCTGGAATTTGTCAATGCTAGAAAGATGTTCCCCTTTTTGGTAATGTCCAAAAGCTGCAAGTCGTTTGAATCAGTCATGTACGTCTTGATGAATACTTCGAGGGGTTTCTTAACGTCACCACACTTTACCCCTGGTTTGACAACCCTCGTTTTAATTTCTGGACACTTCTCAATGTCCTCCTTATTGGGGTACAAACGCTGGACGATGTCGGGTGTCAGTCGATATCTCCGACCACAAAAGTCTTTACAAAACCCATCACGGCGTCCCCTGAGTGTCTCACATAGACAGAAACACTTTTGGATAATTTCTTTTCCGCTCACGATGAACCACACATGATTGGATCCATGCTCTCTCTTGAGATTTTCACAATATTTTGAAGTTGTCTGGACAAGGTAGGTATTCTTCTTCTTGAAAAGTTTGGGTATATATGCATTCGACTGCCCCTCCATATTTGTTCGAACGAAATTCTCAATCATACCCCTCAATGCGTCGTCTCGAACTTCATCCTTAGTCTGTGAAGTAGTGAAGGATCCCTCTTTGACTTTCACTGATGGGGGTTCCACGTGAATTACCTGGGGTGCGTTGGTTCGCACGATGGACATTTCGAGAATTTCCAACGTCGGTTCCTGTCCAATCTGTAAAATAGCACTCAGTGGGGGACCCGGGTGATACACGAAGAGGGGGAGGTATGCAAGTTGATCCACCTTCCCCTTTTCACATTCAGAGCACCCCTGACCGTCACACGCTGCATGCTTCGCCTTTTTATAGGACCATGGCATACGGAAACCACTCCCCTTCGTCTTCCGTGAAACGTTCCCATATACGGCGGCATCTATGATATCATTCCAGTCTCTCGTCCTGTGTTCAATTCCCGAAAGTGCCACGAGGATGTGTTCCCTCAGGGCGACTGCCGAATCCTGATCCACCACAAACCCCTTCCAATTGAGATGGACACCCGTCTTTATGAGATCCCCACACTGCTTTGGGGGTGAAACGGAGATGAGACACTCTCGACCGCCATGGGCTTTGACTTCTTCACATATAACCTTACAGATGTTCTTGACATCCTCCAGATCCAAGGGGGTGTCATCCTTGTAGTCGATATCGACGAAAAAGTTGTACTTCACACTCTTCTGTTCGACAACGTAGAGTCTCTCCCCAGACTTTACCGCCTCAACGTACTTTTCATGAAAGTCGTTCAATTTATCAAATGGCACGGAGAGGACACCACCGTCCATGAGCACATGTGATAGATTGGTTGCATTGTTAAAATTTTGAGCTGCACACCAACTCTTAAACATACCTACGTAGAGACCCTATTCTCTAAACCACCTCATACAAGAAACATCTTGAAACTCCTTTCCCTGGGAAAGTTCCTTTTTTATAGTTAAAAGTTCATACACTGTTTTACTTTCATTTTCTTCAATCCACTGGGTGACCTCTTCCTCACAGAGACCCCGATTCTTTTCTAAAAGTTCAGAGATTTGCATCAATATATAAGCCTTAGACTTCATTATTTTATAGAGAAGGTTTTTCTATTGAAAGAACTTATACAGGCGTAGAATTGTGGATTATTGATCACGTTATCTATGATAAGTTTCCACCTCTTACGTGTGTTAAATTCATCCAACGTGTCATAACTCATATAGTCATTTTCATCATACGTCTTCCTAATTGGTTGTTTTAAAAACTTTTTTAGATTTGTCTTGTGCTTCTCTTCGTAAAATTTCTTAACCTGTGCATGTTGAACAGACCTTGGATAATCCACGAAGAATATAAAGACATTGTATTCGAGATCCACCGTGGAACTCTCCTTGACAGTAAATTTAAATTCGGTGTATTCACCATTCTTTAGGGAAACGACACCACGGGTCTCTTCTTCCAATTCCCTGAGGGCACACCTAAGGGGATTTAAAATCTCTCTCCGCCTGCATCCACCAGTGACAAAAATCCAATCCTTGAATCGATAATCCCTAACCGTGAGAAACCTCGGTTTCCCATCCGCAAAACTAACCGGTACTGCGATCGCTTTGTACTTTTTCATTGCGCATTCGCAAGTTATAATAGAGGTACAAGTTTATTCATCTACTTTTCCTCCTTTTGAACTTCAGTCTCTGGTTCTGGTTCTGGTTCTGGTTCTGTAGAGGGCTTCTGCTCAGAGGGGGCACTGAGATGCTTTACAATCTGTGATGAAAAGGTCTTGAAGGAGTTCATCTCATCCTTAGTCTTGTTAAGTTCTCTGAATAGGAAGATGATGCCTAGGGCACACACGATCGTGGCAATTAGCATGAGAGTATCACGATTTACGGGAATCATATAAGTATGTATATCCTTTTCTTTTTAAGCAATTGCACCCATGATAGTTCTCCCTGGGGGAGGACAATCATAGGGCGACTGGGCAAATTGGACGGCTTCGTAATGCGTATTTTCACAGGATTTTTGAGTCGGTGGCGTGGGCTGACCGACAAATTTTTCGAGTGTCCTGGACTTGGGATCGTACGTCAATACAAAAACGATGGCGAGGAGGAAGACAATCTTCCAGATCATAGTTATTAATTAGTTAGAATATAAAAGACCACCCATACCATTCTCAATGCGGAGCACGTTGTAATTGACCGCGTAGATGTCCTTGTCACAGTTGGCGGTATCGTTCACGATACGGGCCGAATCAAGACGGGAGAAGTTCAGACTGCCGGTGGGCTGGAGCTTACCAGACTCGAGGCAGAAGGGGTAGAAGAAGAGCTTGGTACCACGGGAATCGTTCGCGTGGGAGGTGTGGTAGTAGAGGGGTACAGTGGTGAAGTTGGGGTCGGCAAACTTGTAGTCAGCCACATCCGTGCCGTTAATCTGGAGCTTGAGTTTGTTACCGGCGGTGCTCAACATCGTGACGGCCGACGCATCACCCGCGGCGAGGTACTTGACGGGGTGGTTGAAGTTCAGCTCCTGAATTTTGGAGTTGGAGGCCACCGCCTTCTGAACTTGGGTCATGATCATGTTCTGGGGCTGGGAGGCGAACATCTCACGTTCCTGGGTATCCAGGTAGGCGTAGTTCGCATAGACCTCCCACTTGCTCGCAGCGGCTTCGGAAC